CACACACACTTTTGTGTTTCTTCATATACTCTAATTAAATAGTAGCCCTTACGGCTATATATAAGTTAATCCGACAAATGGGTGATACCCATCCGTCTAACTGTGCTAAGCACATATCTGCGCACGCGTTGCTCGAGTCCAGCAACCCGTATCACTATCTCCCGCTTAGTACCTACCAGGTAGCGGGCAATGTCTGATTCCACCATGGACATCGTCATCCAACGTACCATGCTGTTAAGTTTGGCACTGCCGCAGTCAACGACTGGCAGGAAACCAAACTCTCCGTTAAACCACGCCCGCCGGTACTGCGCTGGGATCTGGCTCAATCTAGTGGCCAGTGTAAAGACCCGCAAGCGCATGTGCACTGGCATAGACTTTGTTGCAATTGCTATCATGGCCTGGCTTAGGGAATGTCCGTTTACCCGTACCTGATAGTCTAATGTTTGAGAAAAAGCTGAATTACTGGAAAAACCAGCCATGCTCGATACACTCGTTTGGGAATCGTAGACGTGCGAGGTATCTCGTCCACGCATCGCCGCAAACCAAAGTGCCTCGGCACGTCCAACATCCATGCTAATCTCGCTATCGCGGGCTAAATCAATCGGCAAACCCTTAGTTATCCCCTTGCGCCAAGCCACGAATCCGTCCACGTATTTCCTAAATGCATATTTCACTTGGCTAGGCGGGGCTTTACCTCCTATAATGGACTGGCCCACCTCGTTAGTCGCCACGCCTATTAGTCGTTTGCGCTCTTCACCGGGAACCAACCGCACAATGAGTTCACGATCGCGGAAGCCAGTGCCTACAATACTCTGAGCAAAACCCCTCTCAAACTCAAAGATGGGGTACCGCACCGTCGACGTCCACTCGTGTAGTCGCATCGTTTTTGGCATCTCACTCTTGATTAGCCCTAATCCTCCAAACACCGCTGGAGTGTAAATCAGCTGGATGTTGGGTTCGATGTTAAGCCGTTTTCCTGAAGCCTTGGTTACTTTTAGGCTACAGTGGCGATTCATAAGGATCTTGTACCACTTATCAATGTCCAAGTTTGCTCCTCGCGCCACGCACTTTCGTACCTGTTCGTGGAATGCTGCCGCGCGTTGATGGATGTCGTTGATGGCATTACCTTCAAAATACTCTCCTGATACCAGTCCCACTAGAGCCCTAAGTGGATAGCCACTAAAACCCGTCTCGTCGTAGCTAACGCGCAGCAGCTCGCCCAGCTCGAGATTGATTTTATACGTGGTCCCCGCCGTACCTAGTGTGTTCATCACATGGCAGAACAGTACTGCTTTAGCGTGGCTGTCAGCTGATGAGAATACGTCGTCTCCGAAAGCGTATGTGGGGTCGTTCAACAACTGTACACCTCCCAAGCGAAGGGCATATTCACGAGCCATCTCGGTGTACACATGGTTCAAAATCGTGTTGACGAAAGAAGTGCCTCTGACGCCTGTCATCAGCGAACGCTTGACCTTAGCAGTTACACCAGACTCGGCATCTTCTAGCCAGGTCTCCATAGTCGAGGCTGCCACCCACTTCGCAGCCGCAAGCACGTCACTATCGCCCTTGCCAGATACATTCCGTTCTACCAATATCTCACCGGCCCGCTTATACAAATAAGCCATATGTTCGAGCAGATGATTGATATTAAAGTCTGAGAAATCCCACATAACACCGATTCGCTCGCGTAGAGTGCGCACGCGCACGAAATCCTGCGCAGTTGAGAATGCGCTCGTGTGGCTTGGCATGTACCATGGAACGTTTTTCCGCTCGTTGTTGGCAAATTGTTCTAGTAGTACACTGCTCGAGCTATAATGCATTAGACCAGTATTCCACAAGGCCCGTTTCTTACCAGGTTCAAACTTCGTGGCGTGTCTACTATGGAGCACAGCTTCGCGGTGATTATGCATCTCACGTCGGAGTGCGGCAGTATCTAGGTGGGTAAATGCCACACGTTTGTTAACGCCGCCTTTCTCAGTTGTGTCTCCTACAGTGTGCGTCAGCTTAACGCCTGGCGCAGAACCCGACGAAACCCAGTTAAGCCTGCGCTCCATCAACTCTTCAAAACTCAAGAGATGCGTCTCTGGTAGTAGAATCTCCCGCAAAGCCTTATCCACGGTGGCAGCGAAGAGCTTATTGTACTCCTCCTTATCAAACACCAACTCCTTGCCATTCATACGTGGCAATGCGTGCTTAGAAGGGGGAACCATGCGACTGACCATTTCATCAAGGAAATCAAGCGGGTAAAAATCACTCCGCCCCATCATATAGTCTAACCCATAAAAACGACGCCTGTAAGCGGCATCCTCGCTCAAACCAGTCGTAAGACTCAAGCCAGTAACGCGGACATGCGTGTGGATTTTCTTAAGGCACTTGAGATGTCCTAAGAAACTAGTGCCTCTAGGTATCATTGCCATGACATCTAGGATGGCTGGATCGTGCTCAGCACATAATGCAACATTGCCAACCATGATGTTAGTCCAGTCGGGCACGCCTTCCCTAACTATCTTATCACTGAAAGCCTTCCGAATAGATTCGCTGCAATTCGACAGGACAGCGTTGGCATCAAGCAACTGTTTTCCATCAGCACTGCTCCGCTCAGGTGGGAATATCAGATTCCATCCTACCAAGTACTCCGTGGGCAGCGTGTCCAAAGTGGTGCTTGGGTGCAGAAACTTAGCGTGCGCCCGCGTGTGCGCCTCACACACACTCTCACCTTGTTCGGCCACAAAATGAGTAACTGGTGCCAATTGAGATGTAGACAGTATGTAACAGCCGCAACTACTAGGTTGGATGGCCCGATAGCCGGGCAAGTCCTTCCAAAGACTACCATCCCACGTACGCCCAGTAAACGCCACGGCCCACTGCTTCGCTTTAGTCCGCACCGTCGCCGGGTTACGCCGCATGTCCCAAACATCCGCAATCGGACAAGGAACGCCCGGCTCCCGTGTACGGGCAATGTCTGAGTGCAGAACAGCTGTCATCAACTGCCCCAACACAGGCAAAATAGTATATACACTAGGAGGCGTGGGTGTAAGGTACAGCCACGCCATCATAGCGTATGCCGGCGTGACGCCCGCAACCTGGAAAGCTAGATTCATGCCAGAATAACTAGGCACTGCCTTACGCACTAACGAAAACAACTCCTTTCTCTCTAACTGATTAAGCCCGGCCTGTGTTTTTCCAGAGTGAACGTGGCACACTACGCGGTTGTCAATCAAGCTGCTAGTGCAGCCAGGCTTAAATGCAGCTAGATGTCTAGTGACAACTACTGCTCGCAACCAACGTATTACCTCGCGAGTGAACCCGGGACATACGTTGACCAATAAACGGACGCGTTCTTCCCCAAATGCACGAGCTGGGGCACGCCAAATTAGTTTAACGGCGCGCTGTCCGACTCGGTGTCATCCAGTATGGGTAATCTCGGCGCGCCCTCTTCGCGAAGAGCCTCACCCGCCGACTCACCCATACCCGGGGTGATGGCAGGGCGTGACCAAGCTGCCGCCTCCTGCTGCAGATTGCTCTGCGCTTCGTAGGCGGCAGTGTCAGTCAGCTCCACCTCACGCCCCGCCAATTCGTCCACTCCCTTAGGAGATAGCACCTCGACCTCCACAGTTTCATGCTCCTCTTGAGCCGGAAGGGGCAAATGCGCGGTAACACCCGACGGCAACTGCTTGCGCAGGGCTGGCAGGTGTTGCAGCACTACGGCCAACTGGTCATAACCCAGGGAGCCAGCCTCAAGTGCCTCGCTGATCACCCCTGCAGCGATTTTACGATTGGCCCGCGTTAATCCGGCTTCGGGCCGCTCTGCCGAACGCAAAGTGTTCAGGAATGCGTCCTGACCCTTGGTGGCCGCCGCACGCAACCCCTCGCGCAAGGCTGAGCCGGTGTGCCTGGCAGTCGCCAGGGGTGTGCGCACCGCACTGGCCAGAGCACTGGCAATGCCTTCGGCCCGCTGTTGAGATGTTGTCTCTACACGCGCCCTTGCTGGAGTGGCTGCTCCCCCGCCTCCCACAACACGGCCTCGCACGGTTCGCGATGGACGGCTCCGCACGTCACGCAGCCTCGTGGCATTACCGCCTGATTGCAGGATTCTCACCTGCTTAACGACCTTACCGTCGGCCGTAACATAATCCCCGCCGGCGTTAGGGGTGATAAGCGTAGGGGTCACGTCGCCCTGGTCCATGCTCAGCGTAGCGGTGCTGTTGACACCGGCATCCTCACCCTCGCAATCATCCAGCAAAGGGGGGGGGGGTGTCTCGGAGCGCGCCCTCGTGCGCGCCCGAGCAGCGTCTATGGCTTGGCCAACTCGTCTGCCTGCGGCCGTGCGCTTCACCGGCCGCCCCCGCGGCTGGTGGGGATCGTTATCATTGGCCAACGCCGATGAAGAACGAATGGGGTTAAGCCCAAACGGAGCCAAACTTGCGCTTGCTACATCGCGTCCTTGGCCCACACCGGGCTTAAGGCCCGCCAAGCTCGCCCAGTGGAAACCGGTGAACTTGCCCTCAAGAGGGTCAACGAGAGCAGCGAGGTAGTAATCCGCGATGGGCTCCACCTCGCGAACAGCCCAGCTTGGCGCTTCATACGAAATCGTAGGCGCAATGTCAGCCGCACCCTGAGACAGCTGGAACCACGAGCGCCTAGCGCCCACGGTGACGGCACCATTGTGGTACCTCTGAACACCAAAAGCATTGGGCAGTTTATGCTCGTGGTTATACATCGACAACATGTATGGATCGATGTAATCCGACAACTCGCCAGCCATTCTCATGCCACCACGTCCAGCTAAATCTAGCGTCGCTGGGGCAGCGGGCCACCGAGCCTGGACTGGCTTGCGCCAGACGCCCAAACGGGTGTATTCCCCTGCAGCGCTATAACGTGCCGCATTGCCAACCGTGCCGGTGGCGGCGTTCGCGGCAACGTAATATTGCAGCGAATAAGCCTGGCCGCCATCTGCTAACCAGTACTTATAATCAAAAGGCGACATGGTCGCCCCCACACGCACCTCCGAAGCGTCTGCCGCCGAGTCAACGACTGGCCGAGCCTTATCCTCTGGCCACTTTACGGTCCCCCGAGGCATAGGGAGAACTGCGTAGTCGGGTATCTTCTTAACCAACCACTGCTCCTCGTAAAACAATGCCGCGTGAGGCACCGTGTGCACTTGCCAAAGCGAGTGGAACGACCGGTCTGTGCCGTCTACGATTGACAAGCGCACTACCCGCTCAGGCTGAATGCTCAAGAGCAGTGCCTTGGAAGGCGACCAGCCGTAAGCATGCGCACAACACGACAAAACCATACGGTCATGGAGCGCAAGAGAGTACTCACCCCTACGCGTTGTGAGCTCGCGCCCATGACGCTGCTGCGCCGCGGCACTGCCCGTAAGCCCCGCCGCCGCCAAATTGAAGCAACCTCCTTCAGCCGATGACGCAAACGAAGCCCAGCCGAAGGCGTTCGACTGCATGATGCAATTGTAGTACATCATATTCAACCGCATGTTTGGCCGCAAACCCAGCCATTCTTCAGTCTCAGACAAGAGCTGAGCGTTGACCCTGAACGGGTACAAATACGCTGGCAGGGTCGCGTCGAACGGTACCCTCAGCGAATGGCTTAGCATGAGGCCAGTGAAGGCCGTGCTAACCCCCGTTGCTACACCACGCAACTCCATGCTAGTGTAACCAGCTGAAAGTGAATCCACCAGCTCGACTGCCTGAACCAGGTCGGCTTCTGCCCCCGTCTTCAAAACCAGCCAACGGATACTATCCAAGATAGCATGCGCACTCAGGTTGTGTGAATCGTCGACGCGGTCAGAGTACGCCATGGCGTCGAAGAGGCGTTTCTTTTCCTCCACGTGCTGACAGCCAGTGTGGATATACACCCCAGCGTAATCACATTCCCACGTTACCGATTCCGATGCCGGTACAAACACCCTAGCCACACCGCCAACTTGCACCTCCCGGCAATTAATACGGTGTCTAGCCGCTAAAGCCACCATCCAGATGTGCAGTGCCTCGGCAGGCACCCCTTCCGCGTCGATAAGGTAACGTCTGCGGTCGTGAATCAACAGGAATTCCTCCCAAAGTTGATCTTCGCCGCCAACCGTCACCTCGGGCAACTCCTTAGGCTCTAATTTGGCAATCCCGCGAGCCGCGTTCTTGCCGTAGCGCCTTAAGTCAGACAGTGCCGCCTGCACGTTGGCAGCAGCTATTTGATCGGCGGCGGCCCGCCATACGCCCCAATCGTTGAGCATGTCGATACGTCGTGCATACCTGACCAATGTTCCAGCGGCGATGTTGTACACGTGGAAACCCCTCGTGAGAGCTACCGCCACCTGGTTAGCCACGGCAGCCAAATCAGCCGCCACTGTATACACCTCAACCTCAGCTGATAACCGAGGAGGAAAGGCATCGGCCCAATATACCGCAGGCCGAGCTGCAGCCGCATGTTGTGGGCCCTCGAAGCTTGTGTGCGCTCCCACGCCCACTGGCGTATATTGCTCCCGGACGAGAGCAGAATTAAACATACATAATAATTTACTAAACATGCGCACATACAAATGACCGTGCGAAGCCAACCTGGTCAACTGAGCCATCCGCCTAATGCGATCAGCCTCAGCAACCTTCCACTCCTCCTTAAACACCGAACCTTGCAACCCAAAGTATCGATGGCTAGACAATACGTGATTGAATGTCTTCAATGTAGCTTGTGCTACGATGCCCCCGTCTTCAACTTCTTGTAACACTTCAGCCTCGGCGTAGAAAGGCCTGGTGTCTCTTCTCGGCGGTTCAGGCCGTGTGGTCAATCGCAAAAGCGGGAGAGTGGGTGAATTACGCACAACTGTGTGTGCGGCAGCGTCGAGCTGACCACCAAGTATCACCCGACTCGGTAGATTGAAGCGCTCGGGTAGAGCCATGTCCACCCGGCGTATGTATTCACTGTCATAACCGTAACGGCCACTAGCAGTGATTTCAGCGCGGCGATCCAAAGCTTCAAAAGAATATGAATCCCACGAGATGCGTTTCCCAAAATACTGGTCAACGGTGTAGGCGCCCAATTGCGTTGGCACCATCTGGGCGTTGTTACACGCCGGTAGCACGGGAGTCGAAATTGCATCAACCACCCGTCCATTCGAGCCATCTGGCCCTGTGCGACCCACGTGGCCGCTAGTGCTGTGAAGCACATCCGAGGGCCTTGACCCCATGTCGCGCGAGCGGTCGAATCCGGCACCGCGCTCAGCTTGATCGAAAGCAGAACCTATGCTCTGCATCTTTATCGTTAATAGTAGTTAACCCGCTATGTATCCCAGCTGCTAGGCTGCGGAGAGGTTAATTATTTGAAAATTGGATTAACGTTATCCAATATGTTCCGTCACTATCAGGCACCCGTAGGCAGGCCATTCAATCCCCGCAGCTTTCTGCTTCCCCAAGTTATCCGGCCGTTCCACCCTGGACGTCTATCGCCCAAGGCACGTTCCACCCAACTCATACGGTTCTTACCCGCTGCCGTGAGGCCAGTTGAGCGTACGTTAGCAACAACAGAATTCCTCCTGCTGCCACACCCTGCTTCTGATACTTATTCATCGCACCGCAGGTTAACATAACTTGGTAGTATACCGTAAGAAGATACCGGTATACAGGGCCACCCCTGTGACATAGTTGTGTGCACAACTACACGGCTATTGCCGATTAGCATGGTCATTCGCGGGCTTAGTTTTTCACGCTAAGCCTCAAGTGGTTAATGCTTTAGCATACCCCACTCGCGTTAAACAACCGACGACCCACCCCTAGCGTGTCCATACCAGAACACTACACCGGCAAAGCCAGCTTCTACGGGTAATCGCCTTTCGGCTCCAGTGCTATCCGGTTTATGTTCTTGACTTAACCATGACACTGAAGCTCACGCTAGGCTACAAGCTTGCCAAAACCTGCAGTTACGCGCACCCAAGACGTTTAAGGTCGTGCGAGTCAGCGTCCACACTTGGTGTCGCCTTCTCTAGTATCAGCCGCCGTCGCCACTCGGCAACTGACTAGCTTTGACCCGAGCAGTCCCTGGCTAGCTTTAACTGCCAGTTGGACCACTCGTCTAGGGCGGATCTACGCTCGCGCGTAAATCTCA